ACGTTCTATTTTCATATTAATTTATTTATTTTAATTTTACTTTCTTCAGCAGTATGATCTTTTCTAAAATCAGAAATATCTTTGAAGCCATTGTTTCTAGTACTAAAGTTTTGTAAGAAAATAGGAGTGAATCCATATTTCTTTTTCAGGTTATTAGCACCCTTAACACCAGTTAAATCAAAATCATTTAAGATATACACCTTATTAAATCTCTCATATAACTCTCGGGCTACAGTATCTTTGATACTAGTAATCTCATTCTGCAATGCTGCGCTAATAAATCCAAGAGTTCTAAGAACCATTACATCTTTTAGCGATTTTGTTATAATTATCAGCTCACCTCTCTCAGGCAGCTGATCCCAACCTTGGAATATTGTTCTATTAGTATTACTCATCCACTTATGTCCAGTTAAGGATAAGGGACGGTAAATCTTCCATGTATATACATCATCTTTATAAAAGAGATAACCATACATGGGGTCATTATTTTTGTAATATCCAACTACTTTATCACCTATAAATACACATTTACACGAGAATATATTATAATACTTAAGCACTGCTTCAGTAATACCATATTGATTCCAGTAATATTTATCTACAAATGTTAAAGGTTGAGTTTTTACATTAATACTTTTTTTTGCGTCGAACTTTAATTCTTTGATTGCAGTTACAAAGCCATCAAACGGCTTATGAACCACATTTCGTTTATCATACATTAAATCCAATTTGAAATCTTCACATATTCTTATTAACGAAGAATAAAAATCAATTCCAAATATTTGTTGAATGAGTGTAAAACAATCCCCAGTATCTCCTGTACCAAAATCTTTAAATCTTAGAGTTCCTTTACGGTCAGTAAAGATGGAGAAGCTGGGTTTGTCATCTTGTCGGAGCGGACTACTCATTACAACTCCGGATTTAAAATCACATCCTAAATAATAACTAAATATTTGATATTCACTTATTAGATTTAAAACATTGTCTTTAGTTAACGAAAGAGTTATTTTATAGAGTCCCATTTTGTAAATAAATAGGGGAGGGTCTTCAGCATATTACATTAATAACCTCCCCTATCTATTAGATTCATCTACCTAAAATGGTAGACCAGAATCTGCAGGCTCCGTTGATGCACCATTAGAAGATGCAGTAGACGTTAAAGCTGAAGGGTTATCCGCTTCATCTTTAGTCATTTTATCAAAGTCAGTTACATTTAACCTAGACTTATCAGCTGTTACTTGGTCAAGTACCTCCATGAATGGAACATACTTAGGAACAGAAACATAATTATTATAACTGTAAACAGTTTTAATTCTTAATTTCTTACCAATATAACTGTTTCCTAGAAGAGTAATTACTTGATTGCAAAAACCTTCAAAGTCATTTGCAGTGATAGTAACTTTATCTTCTGGTAAATATTTAGTCATAATGTGCTTAACTCTCTTCATTTGAGAATTCATTTTCTTTTCCCATCCCTCATTAGCTGTATCGATAGGCCATTCTAAGTGACTTAGATTAGCATTTTCGCTATCAGTAAAAGAGAATTTAAGAAAACTATTTCCATTAGAAGCAGTTTCTACACTTACATTTGTCATTTCAGCTCCTTCGCTAATTCCTAGCTTGAATACTTTGGTTGACGTACCTTCAGACTGAATTTTTTGATTAATTTGATACATAATTTACTTTTTTTTTAATTAATTAATTTTATTCGTTATAATACTTATCCATGGTGTCTTTCACCATTTGTAAATCGTTTGGGATTTGGTAATCTTCAAACATCCCAGCAGGTGACTTTGCAGTCGATACACCATCTGTTTGTGTTTGGAAGAAATATTCATTTTTACCTTTACCATCTGATTCAATGTGGGTAAATAACACCACACTCGACATAGATTCTAATACAATCTTGTCTAACTGCTTTCCAGCTGTCATCACTTTACGATATTGAGCACCCATATCAGTATATCCCTCATCGGAATGTGCTAATACAAATACATCAACATTATCAGGTATAACTTGGTTTATGACCGTGAAAATGTCATATATACCTCCTGATAAACTAGCCCATTTCTCAAAACCTTTGATGTGACGTTCTCCCATTACTTTATCGGTCATAACGCGATTAATAGTGTCGATCACAATAGTTTTAATGTGCTTTGCTTTCTCTGGTATAACTTTTAACGTATTTACAATATCTACAAGGCTAGAAGCAGTCGCATAGTTTTTATTTTCTTTACTATAATTCTTCTTCCATCCTTTAATAGGTAATGATTTTTGATCACAGTTCAACCAAAGAGTTGTTTTTGGATCGAGATTGCTCCCGCTTGTGGACTTGCCTGATCCAGACTTTCCACAAATGATTACTAAATTTGCCATTTTAAAAGGGTAATTTTTGGTTATTAAATTCTTGTTCTGTTTGTTCTTCTCTTACCATATGGTATCCCAATTTTAAATAGTTTATTGCATCAGCAAATCTACTATCTAAAGGTTCTGCTTGTTCTATATCAGGATTCTTGGCGTATGATAAGATAGCAGCTACATGTTTATAGAAATATGCTCCCCAACACTGCATAGGAGTAGTTCCAGTCATTTCGGCTGCTTTCTTAAAGTTAGCTAATACATCAGGACTATCTTGTGTATAAGCAGGACGTTTTGATTCTTCTATTTCTTGAGCTAAATTTAATAGTTCATGAGCCGATTCATCATAAGGTGTCCAATCTTCCTGTATAGGGAGAGGATCCATAGTTGTAGTTGTTACATACATATTAGTTATCATTTTCTTTTATTGTTAATTGGTAAGCAGGTTCTGTTGCTTCATAATCTACTACCCGGTTATACTTAAGTTCATTTTTCATCTTGGCTATACAAGGTTGTCCTTCTCTTACTTTAATAAAGTGCCAAAATAATGCACCGCCCGTAGGCCATGACTTTGGTCCATAACTATCCATCCCTAATTGTTCAGGATTCATAGATACCATTACTAAATCAGAGAACATAAATACAGAATCACCACCAAATAAATCTTTCTTTTTAGGAAATTGTTGGGATGGTTCCATAACTCTATCTACTGACTCGATTTCTCTATTTAATTGGCTCAGGAATACAAATGCTACTTTATGCTGTTTCTTTAATGAGTTTGCCATAATCATTAATTCTACTAGCACCATTCGTTCTTGTTCTCCTTGTTTACCACGTACTAATATAGTATGATCTAACATAATTACTATCCCGCGCTCTTTATTAAAGTCTTCATTAATAAATTTCTGAATAGTATTTTTAATCATTTCTACAGTACCGGGCATTTCTACATACCAAATAGGTAGTTTATTAAACTCTTTTTGCGCTGCTAATACTTTATAAAATTGTGCATCATATAAATTATAGCCTTCAATACCACTATGTAACTGTCTAGTAGTCATATCTAATTCATTAGATAACTTTCTACTTACTAACTGACGAGCTAACATCTCGAAATTAAATGAAAGAACAGCAAAATCTTCATCAGGGTTTAACTTAAACAACTCTGTTTCTAGTTGATTTATAATAGCAGTTTTACCACTACCAGACATACCCGCTATAGTATGTATAGTGTTCCACTCTATCCCATCCATACTCACATGGTTATACTTAGACCAGGGAGTTCTTAATGATTTTATCAATCCTTGTCGACGTTGGTCGATGTATTGAACAGCATCATAAGCTGCTTTTTTAATACTTGTGTATTGTAAACTTGGTTTATTCATATATATATTTATATTAAGCCTTCTCCATATTTGGTATCAGCAGATTTAATTACATTATTTTCCATAAGTAGTCCTTCATAAGCATCCCAGGCATTCTTATTTATATAAGTTTCCAATGCATGCATATATTGAAGGTTACCACCACGCTTTCGAGTATCTAGCTCTTTCTCCAAACAATCCATAACATGCTTATGCTTAAGAGGATTTCCTTTAATATATCTATCATACTTTTCTTTACATACTATTGCACTTTTAGCTGATAAACTTGTGGGTCTTAAAATCCTTAAAGATTTTCCATTAGATACTTTAATAGGATATACATTAAATAGTTCTGTAAAATATGATTCTTCAATTCCTAATAACTTTCTTACTTTATCACGAGCAATAGTAATACAAGTTAAGGGATTTTTAGGATCACAGGATAATATATATCCTTGGTCTACAAGTCCTTGTAATTCTTTCTCTGCAAATCCATATAGTTTTATATAGTTTACAAATAGTTCTGTGTTAGACTCAAACAATAAAACTAACATTACATACTGAGATGCTGTTAGTTTATTGTTGATGAGGCCTTCCACATTGATTTCTATGTTCATAGGCAGGCTTTAAATGGTTAACAAATATAAGAAAATTATAGTTTATAAACTACCTTTTTCTTACTTTTCTTCTTCTTTTTATACGTTGTAATTGTATGTTTTCCAACAACTTGTGTCGTTTTATACAATACTTCTTCTTCAGCTTTTAAGCCGTATATTCTTAAAGCTTTTTCATAAGAATCCTCTTTATATTCTATGCTCATAACGGCGATATGTCTATATCCATCATTTCATCATAATCATATTTAGTGGTTAAAGCAGTATCAATGCTTATTAAATTTTTACTCCAACTATATACATTACCATTATATACTAAACAGTAGTCAGGTAATAATGATTGATTATTAACAAAAGAAGCACCCTTACTTGTTAAAGTCCAAGTACCTATATCGTCACCATCCTCAATTAATCCCCATTTCTCTGCATATGCATAATCCATAGTTGTTGCTCTAAGTTTTAACTTCGCAAATTCATCTTGTACATGTATATACTTGCCGTTAACTGCTCCAAGTTTATGCATAATAATTAATGATCTAGCTATACCTGAATTTAATTTACGTTTATATGCTTTTACATATTTATTACAACAAGGACACACAGCCCCAATCTTAAAATTCTTTCTAAGATATTGTTTACCTTCAGCTATACTTTTCATGATTCATCTCTATCTGCATCCATCTGAGCTTCTTGAGCATCTTCTAGACGTTGTTGTTTATATTCATGAGTTTCTTCAGGGTATTCAAATAATTCTTCACATCCACTACATTTGTACATAGCTTCTTCTGTTCTGAATTCTAATTCTGTATATACTTCCCCACAACAGGGACTAACTAAGTGAGGGTCATCATCCGGGGATGCTAACTTCCACTTATCATATTTATCTAATGACATAATATTGATCTTTAAAATTAATAAAATAATGAGCACTGGAGCAATTCAGCGCTGCAATGTTATCTGAAATTTAATACGTTCAGCTTTGCTCCAGTCTCATTAACTCAACACTATACCCAGTCTGAGAAGAAGAAACCCATTTCTCTTCTTGACTATTTTCTATATATAGATGAAAGATTAGCGCCTGCTTACCTTCCTCCCACCTAACAACACGACCTATTCGTTGAATAAGATCTTTTGTTTTGCTGGTTCCACTGGCTATAATAGCCATTGAAATATCCGGGACATTCATGCCCTCGTTCAAAGCCTTAGCAGTTGAAATACGTGTAACCTTAGTTCTGTTATCTATAAGTTTGTCTAAATTAGCCTTGCGGGCCTTTTTACCAATCTTACTATGAAAACTTACACAGTTATCACCTAGTTCATCTGTGACTTTGTCAGCAAATTCAATAGTCTGAGAAAATATGATTATCTTCCTCTCAGGGTATAGTTCACATAAATGTTTAACAGCATCGATCTTAGCCTCAGAGTTATATAATAACTTCTTACGCTTTGCCATAGCTGCATTACATCTAAATGGAAATGTCTTATTCTCGTCATCGAGAGACATTCCTTTACGTTGTAAAAACGTTTCATAATTACGCGGTTTCATACATGAATACATTAACTTAAGGTCCCTATCAAAGAAAGGGAACAAGCCATTAAATGAATTATTAGCTGAAGTATAAGACTTTTTCTCAGCCCCAGATAATTTTAATGGTATATTATATATTGTGAAATCACTAATTAGTTTTAAATCTCTTGCTTTCTGCGTATTAAGTCTGTCACATATTGGTGCAACAGCATTTAATAACGGCATTTTAACAGGATCTATATAAGCAGACAGTCCTAAAACTTTATCATACTTATTTCGTGAAAAGAAATTAAAATACTCTGGAGCTATATAATTATGTATTTCATCTGCTATGACTAAATCATAATGATGTCCTATATATTTATATGCAGTTTGTATACATACAGCTTCTACACATGTATTATATACATCCATATGTCCCCATTTCTTAAATTCTTCTTTCCATGCACGGTCTCTAATAGTTTCAGTTGGTGTTAAAATTAAAATGTTACAATCCATACCTGATTTTTTCGCTATTAGGGCCGC